GTGACGCTGATAAAAACTGGCAGGTGAGGGGTCAATGCAAGCTCAACGAAAGCGGGGCCGCCCCGCAATCGCCGATTTGATGGTCCCGACTCAGCTTCATGCATTCGATCGACAGAAGCCGCCGGCGGAACTGAACGACGAGGAAACTGAGGTTTGGGCCGCTGTTGTTTCGGCACTGGAGCCGGACTGGTTTAACCCGTCGAATACACCGCTGCTTGCGCAGTATTGTCGGCACGTCATCGCGGCAAAACGGGTCGCGGAGCTGATCGAGCGGCATTCCGGCGATCTCGGGGCATACCTGGATCTGCTGCAGGCGCAGCGGGCCGAGACCTCGGCGCTCAAGCAAATTGCAGCGTCGATACGGGTATCTCAGCAGTCGACGCGAACTCACAGAGGCAATGCGCGGACAATCTCACAAATTCGTGTCCCCTGGCAAAAAGCAGACCAGGGGTGAGCGGAATATCGCATGGATCGAGGAGTGGTGTCGGGTTCCTGAAGGGAGCCTCGTCGGCCAGAAGGTAAGCCTGCGACCCTGGCAGAAAAAGGCCATCTGTCGGATTTATGACAACAAGCACGGCACGCGGCGAGCAATCCTCAGTTTTGGCCGCAAAAATGGGAAAACAGCATTAGCTGCGTTCTTGCTTTTGCTTCACCTCTGCGGCGACGAGCATCGACCGAATTCTCAGTTGTTTAGCGCGGCGCAGTCTAGGGACCAGGCGGCATTGCTGTTTGGCCTGGCCGCGAAAGTGGTGCGGCTAAATCCGCACCTCGATGCGGGGCAAGGTGGATGCATCATTATCCGCGATACTGCGAAACAGCTTTATTGCCCACCGCTGGGTACGCTCTACCGTGCGTTGTCGGCCGATGCGAGCACCGCTTTCGGGTTGTCGCCGGTCTTCGTTGTCCATGACGAGCTCGGACAGGTAAAGGGGCCGAGGAGCCAGCTTTACGAGGCGCTGGAGACGGCAACCGGTGCGCAGGATGAGCCGCTGTCGGTTATAATTTCTACGCAGGCGCCGACAGACGCGGATTTGTTGTCGGTCCTGATAGACGATGCGATGGCGGGTCATGACCCGCGGGTTGTGTTGTCGCTTCACACGGCCAAGATGGAGGCCGACCCGTTTAGCCGGGCGGCGATCAAGGCCGCAAACCCAGCGTTTGGCGATTTTCAGAACGAGCGCGAGGTCTTGGCGATGGCCGAAGACGCGCGCAGGATGCCTAGTCGTGAAGCTGAATATCGCAACCTGATTCTGAACCAGCGGGTTGAGGCTTCGTCGCCGTTTGTCTCACGCAGCCTTTGGTTGTCTTGCAGCGCCGTTCCGAAGCCGATTGACGGCGTGCCGGTTTATGGCGGGCTCGATCTCTCGGAAGTCGCTGATCTTACTGCCCTGATTTTGATGGGGCAGATTGATAGCGTTTGGCAGGTTCATCCGACATTTTGGTTGCCGCGGGACATTCTTGTGCATCGCGCACGGCAAGATCGGGTGCCGTATGACGTGTGGCACCGTGACGGCTTCTTGCTGGCGGCGCCGGGTAAGTCTGTCGATTATGAGTATATCGCCGAGTATCTGCGGGGCGTGTTCGATCGGCTGGACGTGCGAAAGATCGCGTTCGATCGCTGGGGCTTCAGGCACCTGAGACCGTGGCTGCTGAAAGCCGGTTTCACCGAAGAGCAGATCGAGGCGCACTTCGTCGAGTTTGGGCAGGGTGTGGCATCAATGAGCCCGGCTCTTAGGGTTCTTGAGGGGGAAATCCTCAATACGCGTATCGCGCATGGGGATCACCCGGTTTTGACGATGTGTGCGGCGAATGCGGTGGTGAAGACCGACCCGGCCGGTAATCGGAAACTAGACAAGTCGAGGAGCCGGGGGCGGATCGACGGCATGTCAGCGCTAGCTGACGCGTTTGGGGTGGCGCCACTCGATGTGGAAACACCATTCGACGTAATGTCGATGATCGCCTGAGAGAGATGGATCGATGTCAGATCAAAAGTATGAAGATAAGTATACCTATCTAGGAAAGATGTTATCTGAGTGTTCCCGAGAAGAACTGTACCGTTGTATAGAGTGGCTCGGCAACATTCAAAGAGAGCATTTTGCCAATGCTAGGGCTACTGCACTTGGTAGGTTAGAGTTGATACGTCGAGGAGAACAATAGTTCTTCATTGGCCGGTGGGGATCGCCGTGAGCGATCCCTCCAGTCAAAGCGCCGGGGGGTGTAGCAGCCCCACCGGCTGATGAAGGCCCACAATCGTCGGATTGGGCACCGGCCATCGGCTGCTACCGATGAATAGGCGCTCCACTGGCTTCGGCCAACTGGGGCACTCTCTTTGGAAATCGTACAAAAGACAACGGCTGCCGCGGCGCCTGCGGGCGATCCGCTCGAATTCGTCATGTCTGACGAGACCGTCGACCGTATGGGCGAGGTCATTTCGGCCAGTGGCTGGCAGCTAGGCAACTTTCGCAAAAACCCCGTCGCGCTGTTCGGGCACAACTCCAGCTTCCCCGTTGGGAAGTGGAGCAACGTGCGCGTTGAGGGCAGGGCGCTTCTCGGCCGGCTTGAGTTGATGCCGCCGGTTTCCGAGCGCTTGGCCGAAATACATGCTGCGATAAACGCGGGTGTTATGCGCGCTGTGTCGGTCGGTTTCCATCCGTTTGAGATGGAGGGTAATCGGTACACAAAACAAGAGCTTGTTGAGTGCTCGCTGGTCATGGTGCCAGCCAACCCGAATGCGCTCCAAGTCGCCAAATCACTGAATCTATCTCGCGAAACGATGACCCTGATCTTCGGCAAGACCGCCGATGAAGGTCGGGGTCATCGCCGCGAACCGCTTGGGAAGTCTCCCGGATTTCAACGATCCCACGGGAGAACTCCCATGAATATCAGCGAAAGGATCGAGGCAGCCCAGGAGCGCCTTGTCCAGCTTAAAGACCAGCTCACCGATCATCTCGGCAAGCAAGACGACGACGGCACCGACGAAGAGGCGTTCAACGTCGTCGGCGAGGAACTGAACCAGCGCATCGCCTCGGCGACGAAGGCCCTCGAAATGCTGCAGACGGCGGAAGCGTCGCTCGGCATGAAGAGCGATGCCGCGGGCGGCAACAACGGCGGCGGCACGATCTCCGCGCGGCGCCCGTTTGCGCTGCCGAAGAAAGATATCAAGCGAGAGGACTTCATCTATCGCGGTCTGACCGCGATGGTGCTGTCGCACGTTTCGCGCCGCCCGGTCGATCAGGTGCTGCGTGAGCAATACGGTAGCCGTGAGGATTGGGAGCCGACGCTCAAGGTAGCGGAAGCTCTCATTTTGCGCACCGCGACCGTCCCGGCGACTACTACTCTCGCGGGGTGGGCTGCGGAGTTGGTAAACACTTCGGTTCAGGACTTCATGGACTCGTTGATGCCCATGAGCGTCTATCCGAAGCTGGCGGCTCTGGGGCAGCGCTTCACGTTCGGGCGCAATGGTGTCCTGTCGATCCCCTCGCGCGCAGCGACGCCAACCGTAGCCGGCGGGTTCGTGGCGGAAGGCTCGGCGATCCCGGTCAAGCAGGCCGCGTTCGCCTCGACGACCCTCACGCCGAAGAAAATGGGCGTCATTACGACGTTCACTCGGCAGATTGCGGAGCACTCCACTCCGGCGATCGAGGCGATGCTTCGGCAGGCGATGCAGGAAGACACCGCCGTCGCGCTCGACACCGTGTTGCTCGATGCCACCGCTGCCAGCACCACCCGGCCCGCGGGTTTGCGGAACGGCGTCTCGGCGCTGACCGCCAACTCGTCCGGCACCACGGCGTTCGACAAGATGGTCGCCGACCTGAAGCAGCTGCTGGCTGTCCTGACCGCGGCGAACTCGCTGCGCAGCCCCGTGTTCATCATGAACCCGAGCGCGGCGTTGTCGATCTCGCTGTTGCAGAATGCCGGCGGCGATTTCCCGTTCAAGCAGGAAATCAACGGCGGCACCTGGGGTGGCTATCCGGTCATCCTGTCGACCACGCAAACCTCAACCACGATCATCCTGCTCGACGCGGCAGACTTCGTTTCGGTAACGGGGGATGATCCGAGGTTTGATGTAAGTGATCAGGCCGTCCTTCATCTTGAGGATACGGCGCCACAGGCGATCGGCCTTAGCGGATCGACGACGGTCCCGGTACGCAGTCTCTGGCAGACCGATTCGATCGGCCTGCGCATGCTGCTTGATATCAACTGGGCCATGCGTAGAACTGGCGTTACTACGTATGTTCCGTCAATCGGCTGGTAATCAGCGACGATTACTTGCAGCGTAGAGGTTGACGCTGTTTAGCGTCAGCCTTGTAAAATGACGAACCGGCGGGGTGCGCTAACACCCTGCCGGTTCTATGAAGGATCAGGGTTATCGCTGCGCTTACTGCCGTGCGGACTTGCGCAAAACCACGAAACACGCGGATCACATCACGCCGCTGTCGGCGGGCGGGTCGGACGACAAGAGTAACATTCAGATGACGTGCAAATCCTGCAATCTTAGCAAGGGTGCCCGCGATCCAATCGAGTACGCTCAACTGCAAGGCCGGTTGCTGTGACCGAGAGGCCAATGCGTAAGCGCGGAGGCCGCCCGCCTCGATCGCACGCCCCCGGTGAACGGGTTCCGATGAGCTTTCGGGTTACGCCCGAACTGAAGCGCCAAATGGACGCCGCAGCTGCGGCTACAGGTCGGTCTGTGACGGCGGAGATTGAGCTTCGCCTAGAGCAATCCTTCCGCGACGACCGCATCGAGGCGCAGCTTGCCGAAATCCTACGCGCGGTGAAGCCCGCATCGCCTGACGAATGGCGCCGGGCGATGGGGATACCGGTTCTACAATGACGTCGCCAGATGCGATTTTGAAGTTTCTTAAGACTGGCTGCGAGCACCCGACCCGCTCGCGGGAGGAGTTGTTAGATTGGGCACTAAAAGCTATTGAGAACGAAGTGTGGGATATCGGCAGGGCCGCCGATAGTTTGGCGCGGAATAGACAGGTCAAGGAGTACTACGCTGAGGTAGCGCGCCGCAAAGAAGAGAAAGCGGCGTCTAAGCGTCGTAAAATTGAGGTGCAGCAGGCAAGGGATCTGCGAGATCAACAGATTTTAGCTGCCCGTCATGCTGGCGAAACGTTTCAGGCGATAGCTGAACGGTTCGGGCTTACTAGGGGGGCTATTCAGCTTGCCGTTGAAAGGACTGAACTTAAGATGCGGCGGCGCAAGCCGTATCGACGGGCACACTTAGCCCAGCCAATCGACCCAGGCGGCCCGCGGGATGTGTGGCTTACCTTTATGCCCGGTCCAGACGCTCGTTTTGATTTCATGGAGCCGAGCGTCGGCCTTTGAAATCGCGCTGGAAGGCGCCGCCTCAACGAACGTTCATCCACTGAACACCAATTCGGAGAAGACCAAATGCGCACCACCGACGCGCCGGAAACGAACACGCCAGAGATGCAGGACAAGGCGGAAGCCGCCGAGCGCGCCCGCCTGTCGGCTGAAATGGAGCGGGTCATGAACGAAAGCCGCCCGACGCCGAGCCAGGCCGAGGTCGACGCCATCAAACTCGGCGAGATGGACCACGATGACAAGGAAGTCATGGACAATCCGTCGATGCCGCCGCTGCACGAGCAGCACACTCGCATTGCCAATGCCCGGAGCGGGCCACATCGGCGCCATCGTTCGGCTGATGCCGCCGGCGACAGCGCGCTGTACCGGACCCGCGATGCGCGAGCCGAGCGTTCGGCTGAGCGCGAGCCGGCGAAGCCAGAGCCGGCGAAGCCGTAAGCTTGGATGCCGCTTCCCGCTCTTCTGTCGCGCGCTGGAGCAGCTCTGGCGCGCCCCTTCCGCGCGGCGGAGGAGAAGTCCGGTCTCACGACGGGCTATGTTCTGCCGTTGGGTGGTGGCTGGATACCGAGCAATTGGGCCGTCAACTGGTGGCAGCAGGGGTACAACCCGCTGCAAACCAACGGCTCGGCTGTCGTGTACGCCTGCATCGCGGCGTACGCCCAGACGATCGCTATGTGCCCGCCGACGCATTGGGTCTCGACTAACGACGGCGGCAGGGAGCGAGCGAAAACGTCCGCCCTGTCGCGGGTGCTCCGCCGTCCGAATTCGTATCAATCGACTTCGGATTTCTTCCTGTATCTGACGCGCTCGCTATATGGCGACAAGGGCGCGGCCTATGGGCTGGCGCTGCGGAATGCGCGGTTTGAGATATCCGAGATCCACCTAATGGACCCGCGCATGTCATGGCCGCGGGTGGCAACGACCGGAGACGTATTCTATCACCTCGGCGGCAACGAGGTTGTCGAGCGGCTTTTTGCGAGCAACCCGACCGTGTTAGAGGCGGTGCCGGCGCGGGATGTGCTGCATGTTCGGCTGCCGAGCGATCGAAGCCCGCTAGAGGGTGTTTCGCCGTTTCAGGCTGCGATGCTCGAAGACGCAGCTTCCAATGCAATGATCGCGCAAGCGTTGGCGTTTGCGTCCAATCAGGGCCGTCCGTCCGGCGTGTTACAAACTGATTTAAAGCTGAGCAGCGATGAGGTTAAGGCGCTACGCCAACTCTGGAACGAGCAGACGCAGGGCGCAAATCAGGGCGGTACGCCGATCTTGAATGCCGGTTTGAAGTGGAACTCCGCGATCGTCAATTCGCGGGACGCGCAGCTCGCCGAGTTTCTACAGATTGCCGATCAACGTATCGCAACGGCGTATCGGGTGCCGCTGGCGATCTTGAGCCTGATGAGCGGCCAGGGGCCGCAGGGCTCGACCGAGAGCTTGATGCGGTTTTGGCGCTCGACCGGCCTCGGGTTTGCGGCGAACCATATCGAGACTGCGTTCGATCGGCTGTTTGGGTTTTCTGGATATCCAGACGAATATCTGGAACTCGATCTCGATGCTTTGGAGCGGTCAGAATTTAAGGCGCATATCGAGGGCCTAGCGCGCGGTGTGCAGGGCGGTGTTTTTTCGCCCAACGAAGCGCGGGCGCGAATGGAACTGCCGAAGGTCGAATTCGGCGATGAGCCGCGACTTCAAACGCAGGATGTCCCGCTCAGCGCTTGGTATCAGCCACCCCCGGATATGCCGACGGCTCCACCGTCACCGGCGGCTCCGGCTATAGCGCCCGACGCTTCGCTGGCTGCTCCCGAGAAAGATGGGGGAAATGTCGCTTCTCGACGAGAGCTTGCAACCGAACTCCTCCGCCGGTCTCGCGTTGCTCGACGCGCTGCCTGACGCTCTTGGCGATGCTCTCGGCTTCGTCATTGCCGATTTGCGTGCCGAATGGGAGCGCGAAAAGGCGCTCATGGCGGCCGAGTATCGGGCGAACGTCGCAGAGCTGCGGGCGGAGGTTGTTTCCTTAAAGACCGAGCTTCAGCGGCGGGCTGACGAAGAGACGGAGCGAATTAAGCAAGCGCTAGGCCGGGTCAAGGATGGCGAAGACGGTAAGTCGGTTGAGCCGGATGAGATCGAGCGGATGGTTTCCGATGCAGTCGGGCGAGCGCTCGCCGAATTGCCCGTGCCACAAGACGGGAAGGATGGCGATCCGGGCAAAGACGCTGACCCGGAGGTCATTTCGGCGGTCGTCGCTGAGCGGGTTCAGATTGAAGTCGTCCGCATGCGGGAGGATATGGAGGCGGAGCTTCTCGCGATAAACCGGTCGGCTCAATTCCAGCTAACGGCTGCGATTGATGCGTTGCCTGCTCCCAAGGATGGTGCCCCCGGAAAGGATGGGGTGGATGGCATTGAGGGTCCGCCTGGCCCGCCTCCTGACGAAGCTCTGGTGGCGCGTCTTGTCGGTGAAGCTGTTGGCCGCTTGCCTCCTGCGCAGCGCGGCGACCGCGGACCCGAGGGGCCTCGCGGTCAAAAGGGCGATCCTGGGGAGAGCATCAAAGGCGACCCCGGCGAGAATGGAGACCGCGGGCCAGAGGGCCCCCCAGGCAAGCTGCCGGTGGTAAGGGCGTGGTTGCGCGGCGTGCATTACGAGGGCGATATCCGCGCGCATGAGGGGTCGACTTATCAGGCGGTGAAGGACACCGCTGAAGAGCCGCCGCACGACGATTGGATCGTGATCGCATCTCGGGGCGAGGCGCCCTACGTAGGCGAAGTTTGTGGCCTTTACCGGTCTGACGGGCAATATCGAAAGTTCGATATCGTCGTACTGAATGGGGCCGAGTGGCGGGCGAAGAAAGATAGCCCCGGCCCGATCCCCGGCGACGGATGGGCGCTGTCGGCACAAAAGGGCGATCGTGGCAATAAGGGCGATCGTGGCGATGTCGGGCCTCGCGGTCCAGATGGCCGGGCAGCTCCGCGCATCAAAGAATGGATTACTAAGGACTACCAGGCCATCCCCATGATGGATGACGGTACGCTCGGCCCGCCGCTCGATGTCCGCGAGTTTTTTGAGCTTTATAACGACGAAGTGCGCTGACGGGTCATATGAGGATTGAGCCTGTCCACTGGTGGTGCGCGGGGATCGAGATACGACCGAACCTTTGCACGGCGGTTGGCGATGAGATCACCTGGCACGTTCACGACCACCCGCACATGACGATGGTCACGAGGGGCCGCTGGCTGATGTGTGTGCGTGACGGAGAGGAACGAGAACTGGCGTCTTCTTCGCTGGGTGGTGGCCACGTTCACGAGTGGGCAGAGATCGGTGCGGGGGTATTCCACGCCTTCCGGGTTCTCGAACTGGAGAGCGGCGTAGCGGCGCTGACGTGCTTATGGCCAGGGGGCGTCAAGTGAGCGTGCAGTCGTTCGACAATTTTTCGCTGCTCCTGCAGTTGATGCAGGACACGCGGAACCTTGCAACGAACATGCGTTGGAACGCGGGTCAGCACAAAGCGATGGCGGCGGCGCAGTCTCCCAGCCTTGCTGTGCTGGCGCAGTTCGTCAACGATGCTGCAGCGAGTTACCTTGCCATTATCACTTCGTCTACCGCCTGGGTTACTGCTAACCAGACGCAGATGTCGGCAGCGGTGGCAATCATCGGGGCGACGCTATCTGACCTGAATAACTACAAGACGCCTCTTCAGACGGCGGCCACGAACCTACAGAACGCGAGCAAGACCACCTACGCGCAGATCACGACGGCGTGCGACGCGGTCTTGGCTGCGGTCTCGGCGCCGGCCAGCATTCACGGTGTGTGAATGGCTTTTCCGCAGGGCGTCAACTTTCGGTCCACGTCCGGGTACGTGACTGATCCGGCAAATCACACGTATCAGGTCGCGCTGACTCCCGACTACCCGACGACTTCTCCGCAGGGCAATAACATCGGCTGGACGGCGTTCCCCACGGCGGGCACGAGGGATCGAAACTCAGGGAACGATGCGAGACTGGCCGGCGAGAACTTTGACAGCGCCGGTGTTTATCGGATCGATCTGCCGGCTCCGGGAAGCTACACAGTTTTTCTGGCGTGCGGCGATGCCACCTACGCCCAGAGCAACCAGAAGATAGAGCTTTTTGACGACGTAACCTCGCTGGGCGTGCTGTTCACGGGGGCGGCAACCGGGGCGGCAAACAGCTTCCTAGATGCCACTGGGGTTGCGAGGACTGCGGCGAATTGGCCCTCGCAGAATGTCGGCGTCACCAACGTGTACGCGTCGACCAAGTGCATCGTCAAGATTGGCGACGGCAGCAACAACACGGCGATAGCCACCCTGTTTGTTCAGTCAGCCGGGCCGCCGATACTGGGGCCAGCCCTGCAGATGATTTCCACTGGTATGAGATGGTAGGGGCGCATGGCTAGACACTCAATTGCCGGCCGCGCCACCGTCGTTGGGACTACGGTCAGAGCCGGGGCGTCGCTGTTCGCTACAGCGTCCGTGGGTGGCAACCTTCGCGAGGTCGGGATCTTCAACACGACCACCACGGCGTTCGCCGCAGCCCTCGTCAGGTTCACCAACGCGACTGGCGTGGGCGCGGGCCTCACGGAGGTTGACTATGACCCCGCCAAGCCAGCGATCCTAACCGGCTTCGCCGGTCACACGGCGGATGGTGCCGTGGGGTCTCCGTTTCGATACGCGTCCATCGGGGCCGCCATAGGTGCGGGCGTCATCTGGACGTTCGGCGACTCGGGTGTCCTGATCCCGGTTGGCACCGCCAACGGCATCGGCATCATCTGCCCGACGGGTACCGGGCAGATATTTGACTACTACGTAGACTGGGACGAGTGATGCACTACTCTACGAATAATATCGTAGCCTGCCAATGGTAGATGTGTTAGCCTGTTTGGATGGCAGGAAAAACATACGGCCCCGTCCCTCGACATCCATTCGAGCGTTTCTGGTCAAAGGTGCATAAGGCAGGCCTAGATGCGTGTTGGGAATGGATTGGTTCACGTAATAAGGATGGTTACGGAGTTATGTATCCGGGGCCGCTCTATGATGAGGATGTTTACCGGGTCAGGGCGCATCGCCTCTCATGGGAGATCCATAACGGCAAGGTGCCGGATGGGTTGAGTGTGCTCCACGACTGCGACAATCCATCGTGCGTAAATCCCGGGCATCTGTACGTCGGTACACAGCAACAGAACGTACTAGATCGGGCAATTCGCCGCCGTGGCAAGGAGCATCGGCAAACCGGCAGGAAGAACGACAACGCGAAACTGACAGAGAATGATGTGAGGGCGATCGTGGCGATGATCAAAGCTGGTAAAAGTCAGATGGTCGTTGCTACCACGTTTGGTATAGCGCAGTCCTATGTCAGCAAGCTCGCGCGTCGCCAGTTCTGGCGTCACCTCTGGGACGAGTGATGCGTCGTGGCCGTTGCCATCACGCAGACGGCCAACCCGGCTGGGGTCAGCCACTCGGCCAACGCCACGACGTACACCGCCGCCTCCATCGGCACGGCGTCCGATGACCGTATCGTCGTTGTTGGTATCGGTAAGGAGGTCGTTACTGTAGTCGTCAACAGCGTTACGATTGGCGGTGTTACCGCGGCGCTGATAGCGGGCAATACATTCGGCAGCATGGGGGCGTGGCTCTACTTTGCCCCCATACCGACTGGGACGACGGCAGACGTGGTGATCACCTGGAGCGGGGCGATCACCAACATTCAGAACCACATCTCTGTCTACGCGGTCACTGACGCGGCCGGCCCGCCGGCGTCCGGGTCCAACACATCGACCGACATGGACGTCACTGCGCCGTTGACCACGGGCTCGACCACGATACCGACCAATGGCGGGATGCTAGCGGTCGCGGCCTGCGCGACGGACACCACGACGAAGACCTGGGCCAACCTAACGATCGATGTGGACTCAGATGCTGGTGACTTCAGGTTCACCACCGCGAAAAGCGTGAGCGCAGGGACGGCAACTCGCACTTGCACGGGGTCTACCAACGGTGAGGACGGCGTGCTGGCGTGGGCCATCTTCAGTCAGACGGTACTGCCGCCCAACTCATTGCTGGTGATGCCGACAGTGACTCCGCCGATCCGGCGAATTTAGCAAGGGAAACGAGCTATGGCTAAGTATGCGGTGAGCAATGGGACCGGCGGCACGCCGCAGGCGATGACGACCACTTATAAGACGATCTGGGATTTGACGGCGGCGACCGGTGCTACCACGCTCCGCAAGGCGTTTGTCTACGACATGACCTTTGGTGCGGACGGCACGCCCGCTGACAACGCCATCACCTGGAAGGTGGACCGTCAGACCACGACCGGCACTCGTACCGCGGCGACGCCTGCGCCGCTGGATGCGGGCGATGCGGCGGCGCTGATCACCGCGGGCGTCAACACGACCATCGAGCCGACTGTGACTGCCTCGACGCAATTGCTCGAAATCGCGGCGAACCAGCGGGCGACCTATCGATGGGTGGCAGCGCCAGGCAGTGAACTCGTGGTTCCGGCGACCAACGTTACGGGGATTGGCGGGCGGGCGAAGTCGCCGGCTTATACCGGAACGGTTGTCGGAAGTGTGCTCTTCTACGAGTGACGCCCTTCGCTTTGGTCGATATTGAACCGCTCGTCCGGTGGCTTGATGCGATCGATTTCGAGGAATGGCCGCAGCAGCGTATCGGTGAGTTGCGGCCTGCGATGGTCACCGACCCGGAATGGCACGGCTTCGGGGCAATGTTTGGCCCGACTGTCAATAGCCTGATGCGTCATTTCTCGGAAGGCACCACAGCGTTTCAGGCGATGTTGTCGGTTGTCATGCCTGGGCATGAGATTGAAGCGCATCGGGACGAGCAGGCGCCTTATTGGGTCTATCGCGTGCATGTGCCGCTGACGAGCAACGGCAGGGCTTGGTTCGTTACTGGCGGTTTGCATCATCACATGGCGCCGGGGATCGCCTATTTGGTTGACACTCGGGTTGAGCATGCGGTCATCAATGCCGGTAAGACGCCGCGCACGCACTTTATGTTCGACGTGAGGCAGCCGTGTTGAAGCCTGGTGGATATGCAACGCTTACATCCGATGGCGGCGTTGCCGAACAAGACACATTCACCTGTTCTCACTGTAACTCGATAAACCACGTCAAGCCTGGTGAGAGAGCCGCTGATCTTGGCGGTCTTTGCAAATGCTGCATGGGCCTCATCTGCCTGGTCTGTGTTGGCGGCGAGTGCGTCCCGTTCATGAAAAAGATCGAGATGTGGGAAGAGCGCAATCACGCTTTGCGATCCTACGGCATTACCGTCCCGTTCTAGCGTCCTAGCCAGCTAGGCGAACCTAGTGGCTATATACCCACCACCATCTCATTCGCCGGCAGGCCGGCACGCAGTTTCGTTAATCGTCGGCGGGACGGCGGTATCGGATGCGGCGCCGGAAGAAGTAACAGAATCACGGTGGCATCAGCCATTATCTGAGCCGACGCGCCGGGCGCTGCCGGCGGCGGTCATCGTTGCGGCGGGCCTGTTCTGGGCTCCACTGCCCATCGCGGCCGCGGCCGAGACCATCACTGTCGACAAGTGGCATGCGCCGCTAAACCAGCCGGTTCTTCGCAAGGGGCCGTCCGCGGCTCTGGTGGCGAGTGCTGGCGCCACGCTTGTAGAAGCGGCCCCTTTTGCGGAGACGGTCTCCGCGGATAGGTGGTTTCAGCCGCTAGCGTCGCCGACGCGCCGGCCCTATGCGCCGCCTGGGCATATCGGGTTCGTCCAGCCGGCTCCGTTTGTCGAGGTTGTTACCGTTGATCGTTGGGGGCAGCCGCTCGCAACGCCAACGCTGCGGCTGCCGCCGCATACCACGCTAGCGGCATCCAGCGGTTCGCCTGAGCCGCGATTTGTTGCACTGTCGTTTGGCTGGTTTCAGCCTCTCGCGGGTGCCCCTGCCTACCGCGGCGGACCTCCGGCGACCGAGCAACCATCGGGCGCGTTTGTCGGGCAGCCGGTTGACACTGCTGCATCGAGCGTCGATCGCTGGCTAGCGCCGCTAGCCGGACCTGTTGCGCGCGGCGGGCTGCCGACATCGGAGCAGCCGAGCGGCACGTTCGTCAGCGCTGCGCCGTTTGCTGAAACGGTATCGGTCGACAAGTGGCAGCAGCCGTTATCGCTGCCCAGCAAGCCGCGCCGCGCCGCCGAGTACCCGGCGCTCAGCTACGGCTATTATGTCGCCCCGGCTGCGGAGGTCGTATCTGTAGATAAGTGGCTGGCTCCGCTGAGTCAGCCGAGCTTCCCCGAGGGTTTGGCTGTCAACGAGCAGCCGGCACTCTCGTTCGTTAAAGCCGCACCATTCCCCGAAACGGTCACGGTTGACCGTTGGGTTCAGCCGCTTTCAACACCGCCGCGAGCGCCGCGCCGCGCCGAATACCAGGCGGTAAGTTATCCCCACCAAGTCGCCGAGACTGCCACGGTCGATAAGTGGCTTGCACCAC